AGGTGAACAGGTATTTTCATTCTTGGTACAACCAGGTGCATTAAACGCATTGAGTTTGAGTGAATTAAAAGAGTTAACCACCACTGCCATAGGTGGCAGAGGCACGTTCCCCAATGGTCCAGACGTTCTAGCTATCAATATCTACAAGATATCAGGTACTGCAGTGAATGGATCTGTTATTTTACGTTGGGGTGAAGCTCAGGCGTAACAATCTTTTGACTGTCTCCAGGCACTATTCTGTAATTGTCTTCCACGCTGTCCGCAGTGGAAACTTCTGTGATTGAACTGTTGTCCAACACTGCTTCCAATTGATGAGGTTGCAAAGGAGGATTTCTCCAAGTGTGTCCTTCCAAAAGTTCTTTCTGATAAATTTTTCCATCTTTGGTATCTATCCAACGTACCAAAAATTTTCCTGAATTCACAAACCAAGTTTCATCTTTGATTTTGTGAAAATGCAATGAACATTTGTTGCCTGCTTTGGTGAACACTAGTATTTTTCCACAGTACTGATCATTGGTGGCCCATATCAATTCATATCCCCACCCCTTGTCTATTTTGCCTTCAGATCTAGTTACAGTCATGTTCAATGTATTCCTTTATGGTTTTGTATTGGATGTTCACATGAGTATTTAAAAGACTATTGTTCGAACAGGTGTAACTTTGATATTGTGTTTTTAATTGATCTGGCATGGGTATCAATTGAATGTCAGCTTTGTATTTTTTGGCTATTAATTCTGCCACAGCAGCAAAACTCACAGGCATTCCTGTGCCCACATTAAAAATACCATTGATATTTTTGGTAAGCATTTGTTGATGTATTTCACAAACGTCTGTGACACATACAAAATCTCTCTGATAATTTTCACTGTTTTCGAAAAGTTTAATTACTCCTGTTTGTTGAGCTTGTTGAATAAATTTTGAAATGGGAGATGCTTGGTTACCTTTGTGTTCTTCATGTGCTCCATATACATTGAAATATCTAAAACCTTGTACTGTAATTTTATATGTTTTGGATTCAACTGTTCTATCAAATAAAAACTTGCTCCAAGCATAAGCACTTTGTGGTGATTTTGCAGAATCTTCTTTAAAGTTTTTAGTATTACCATACACGCTGGCAGAACTAGCATATTGAAAATTAATTTCTGATTTTTCACATGCTTGTAAAAGTTTTGTGCTGAAATCATAATTCATTAGCATTAATTTTTCCACATCGGTTTCAGTGGTGCTACTGATAGCACCTAAGTGTATCACTTGATCATACTTGGACACATCTGGAAACTCATTAGAAACATAATCATAACCTTCCACTGTGTGTCCTTTATGCACCAAATGTTTGAGCAGATTTTGACCGATAAATCCCTTGTGTCCTGTGATTAATATTTTCATGATTGTAATCTATCTATGATTTTTGTGGTGGAAAATCCTTCCACTGTGGGAAATATAATCACTTGTGCTAATTCATTGCCCACTGTGGTGGCCACTGTGTAGTCTCCACCTTTGACAATAATATCTGGTTTAATTTCTTCTATGACTTTTTGTGGAGTATCTTCGGAAAATATTATCACTTCGTCTACCCAAGGTAACATTTCCAATTGACGTTTTCTAATGTTGATATCATTTACTGGTCTGCCTTCACCTTTTAATCTACGCACACTGTCATCATCATTGATTCCCACTATTAATTTTTTACCTTGATTTCTAGCAAACTTTAACAATTCCAAATGTCCTGTGTGTAGTATATCAAACACTCCGTTGGTCCATACCACTCCTTTGTTTAAATCTTCTTTAGTGACAGGTGCTACACCAAATTTTTCCACATTTCTTGCTGCTGCATAACATGCCAATTCACAAGCACGTGGTACAGTCATGCCTCGTTTGATACCATACGCTATCACTGCCAACACAGTGTCTCCTGCTCCAGTGACATCTGCCACTTCTCTCACAGGTTCTTTCACATGTGAGTACGATCCTTCTTTGGAAACGATGTGAATACCTTTGGCTCCATCTGTGATCACCAGCCATTGCCAGCGGTGTGTTTGAGCAAATTTCACAGCTGAATCCACATCAAATTCACCATTCCAAGATTCATATTCTTTCATGTTGGGTTTTACTAAAAATGCTCCATCGTAATAGTCAGCACTTTGTTTGGGATCTACCAATACCCATTGAGTTTTTTCTAAAATACTTTTTACTGTGTGTGACTTGATAACTCCTTTGGCATAATCACTCACTAATACCATGCTTTTTTCTGTGAGAGAAAATAATAATTGTGATAAACAACTGTCTTTGGTGTATTGTTTTTCTCTATCCCAACGCAGTATGTGTTGACCTCTTTGTTCAACCAATCTTATTTTTGTTGTGGTAATCACTGCATCTTCTGCTATGGATAAAAATACATTGCTGTTTTTTAATAAATTAACCAATCCATATCCATCTGTGTCTTTGCCCACTGCTCCATACAATTGTACATCATTGTGAATGGCAGCCACATTCACTGCTAAATTAGCAGCACCACCTGGAGAAACTTTTTGATTTTGTTCTAATAAAATAGGAATGGGTGCTTCAGGCGACATACGATCAGCAGTGCCCATGATCCAACGATCCAGCATTATATCACCGATTATTTTGATCATTATAGAAATTTTAACATCTTGAAAACTGTTTCCAGTTTGATTTGATTGGTACGATTCTGCAGTGTGTTTCTCAATCCTTGATGCAGAGGTTTGGGCCATTTGCCAAACTGTACCCAAGCATATCCATCATGTTCCTCATTCAATTTGGGTAAGAATTCTTGCTTGACTACACACAAATAAGTGTGATATAAAAAATTTTCATCATTGCTCACAAAAGTTTCCAAAGGTATGGTTTTCAATATATCCACATGACCCACTTCCTCGCTGATTTCTCTTTTGAGAGATTCCCATGGTGTTTCACTCTCGATATTAGTGCCGCCCACTAACCCCCACACATTGGATTGTTTGCTCTGTGTTCTGTGCAGAAATAAGAATCTTTTGGTTTGGAGATTATAGAACAAGGCTCCGCAGCCAATTATTTTCTTCATGCTCATACTGATAATTATGTTATAGACTTAGGTTCCAGGTTCCTTTGCGATATTCGCCTTCAAAACTCAACAGCCAAGTTGCTCCATTCCATTTGTACTGCACACCTGTGTTAAGATTGGTAGTGTAAATTGTTGTCACTGTGGAATCATCAGAATTGGCATTGGCACTGGCATCAAACAATACATTCCATTGTGTGCCATTCCATTCTATAATGTCATTGGTCTGTGCCACTAGATCTGCACCACCAGTAGACTTCCAAGCATCTGCTCCATCCACTTGACCAACAGCTCCTATGTCACTTAAAATTAATAATCTTAATCCTGCAATTTTGATGGCTGTAGGATTAAATGTTGAAGGATCTATAATGTAATCCACAGTGCCTCTATTGGTCACTCCATTGATTAATGTGTTTGTAGGAATCGTGTCAGCGTCCCAATTTACTATGATTTGATTTTCATTGAGACTGTTCAAAGCAAATGTGCCTGACACAGTACTTTCCATGTCAGATCTTTCCAATAATATTCTGCTGATACCTGCTTGATAAATTCCTGGATATGCGTCTAATACTTTTCTCCAATTGGTGGTACCTACCACTCCTTTGTCTACAATTTGTACAATACTATTCAGTACCACAATGTCCCAATCGCTGATGGTAGTTCCTATCACAGCATCAGCATCAGTTCTGACAACTTTACTGGTGTCCACTGTTCCATCAGCAGTGGTATTAATGTCTGCTCTAGCAGTGTCAGTGGTCTCATCTGAATATGCTTTCATTTCAGGCATACTCAATCCTAGATCAATATTGCCAGTCTGCTCATTAAAAATACTTGTAATAATTTTTGTAATCACTCCTAATTTTTTTACTTTGGTTGGTGGACTGATAAAAATTGGAGTGGTAAATTGTAGTGTGGCAATGTCTATTTCACTTTCAGTGCCTATGGGAATTCCTCTGGAACTAAAAGTCACACCATTAAGATCCAACACTGTTAAACTGGTCCAATCTACATAATTGTCAGTGGTTTGTATCTCAAGACTGGGATTGAACAACATCAATATTTGTTCTAATATTTGTAATTTTTGATCTGTGTTGGTGGACCATATATCCACGTTGATGCCTAATGTGTAAGGAGTGGGCATCAATCTTTCCACAGTATAATTGGCTCCTTGCACGTTTAAATATTCTTCATTGTTTTCGTCAAATGCTCTTTCTCTCACATGCAATTTGCTCACATAAGAAGCGTCAGCAGTACGAGATCTATCCATTTCTAATGAGGTTATGTACACTGCCATTCGTGGAGCACTGGGAATTTTATTTTCGCTATTGTCTCTGATAATGTGTGCCACTTGTCTGGTAAGATCACCATACATCACTGGTATGGTTTTTAATTCACCCTTGCCATCTTTGTAGGAAAAATTGCTCATTAATCTCACAATTTGAGTGATATATCTGCGTATTTGACCGTCGTAAAAAAATTGCATGTTTAATTGTCCGCTTTAGGTTTAAGTGCTTGTGATAAACTCTGTCTTTGTTCGATGGTTTGTCCAGCCACTGTGGTGGTGTTTGTGTTGTTCACAAATCCCATTTTTTGTGTGTTTCTAGTATCTGTATTGGTCAAAGTCATACGCACTGCGTCTTCCATTTTGATCCAACGTGATCCGTCATATCTAAACAATCTATTGGGTAAGAAATCTGTTCTTAAAAAATAATCACCTTTGGCAGAACCTATTGGGAAGCCTATGCCATGACCAAACACTTCGCCATTGGGAGCAAATCCGTCGCCTAATAGATAACCATCATAACCGTTTCTGTCTGGTGTTTGATTGATTCTATCTGCCATTTCATTGGCAGTGCTGGCATCCAATGTGTTGATATCTGTGGTAACCAATTCTGGTTTACCTTTGTCATCCACTTGTAATGTATAAAGATGTTTGGTATTGTATCCGCTTTTGCCTGAATCTGCTTCTGCTTGTGCCACCACTGCTGCATTGATCTGCATTTCTTTTTCGTATGTGCTTAACACATCTCTCAGTGTGTTGCTGCTGCCTTCTTCTGCTGGCAAGTCCAGTATCTCTTTGAATTCTTGACTGTCTACTATTTGTTTAAGTTTTAATCTATAAAGATGTGGATACCAAGTGGGCGAAAATCCTTCTGCTGCTCTGTTTATATCTTGTATCACATAAAATCTTTTTAAAGCAACCTGATAATCATTTAATGCGTGTTGGTCTTTGAGATGGGGTAATTCTATCACGTCTCCAGACATCAATTTTCTACCAATGGTTTTTACAGAACTGTTGATGTGTACTGTGAGGAATATTGTGTCATTCTGTAAGAATAGGCCAAACTGACTCATGTCAAAATCAACATCATTCACATTGTAGATACCTCTGATCTGATAGATGTTGGGATCATACTTTCTATCTCTATTTTCTAAGAATAATAGGTCTTGAATGTTGGTTTCTTTCACTGCATTGTAATTGGGCTGAGTGGCTGTGGCATCGCCCTCGCTGGTATTCACAGGTCCAAGGTATTTGTGTACAAACACATCGGTACCGCCCACAGTGAACATTTCTGCTATGGTCTGGTCTAAAAATGTGTAATCTTGACCCTTTTCTGGCTTGTACAAACTCAATCTTGGCATGCGTATATTTATTCATGCATCATCCATTGATAAATATGTTATAGG